TCGCTTTGGTGTAGATCACGTGGTTTTCGCACTGGAAGGTCGTAGCTGGCGCAAAGACTACTACAAGCCCTACAAAGCAAATCGTGCTGTGGCCCGCGGTGCCATGAGTGAAACTGAAGCAGAAGAGGACAAACTGTTTTGGGAAACCTATGATGAACTGACTAAATACTTGTCTGAGAAAACAAATTGTAGCGTGATCCGTTGTGCTACAGCAGAAGCGGACGATATCATAGGCCGCTGGATCGCACTACACCCCCAAGATGAACATATTATCGTCAGCAGTGATTCAGACTTCGTTCAATTGGTTGCACCCAATTGTCAATTATACAATGGTATAAACGATCACCTGTTCAGTGTTGATGGCGTAACAGATGCCAAAGGCAACCAATTGAGTTTCACAATTGAAAGCAATTCAAAGATCAAAGTAGGCAAGGCCGACCGGAGCTTTGTGGCTCCAACTGACTATCAGAAATGGGTGCTGTTCTTAAAATGTGTGCGCGGTGATCCTGGTGACAATGTGTTTTCGGCATATCCTGGTGCTCCAGTTAAAGGCACAAAGAATCGTGTGGGTATTACAGAAGCATTTGAAGATCGCAACAAAAAAGGCTACAATTGGAACAATCTCATGTTGCAACGTTGGTCTGACCATGAAGAAAAAGAACACAAGGTTCTTGACGACTACGAACGCAATGTCACGCTGATTGATCTCACCGCACAACCACAAGACATCAAAGATGTAGTAGACACAGTAATCTGTAATCAAGTCAGTAACAAAGACATAGGCATGGTAGGCGCACATTTCTTAAAGTTCTGTGGCAAGTATGAACTTACCAAGCTGAGTGATCAAGCAGAGCCAATTGGTCGTTGGCTGAATCAAACATATCAAGGAGCATTAAAATGATCATAGCAAAACCTGTAATCGACAATCAATACTGGATTCTCAAACAAAACAATCAAAAGATTGGCAACATTGAGGCCAGTGCAGATGGTTACGTAGTTAAGATTCAAAATCAAGTATCCAGCTACAAAACCATGCCCATGGTTAGAGAGGTAATTGACATTATCTTTGAGCCTCCTGAAATAGTTACAGCACCACCTAATGATTCAGTTCACGGTTATGAAACTGGATGCAAGACCTATAATGGATTGTGGAACGTGCGATTGAAGTTGCCATTGTTTACCAAACAGGATAAATCCAAATCATGGTTTGCAGCCGGTTGGTACACAGTGAAGCAACATCGTACATGGAAGATTGTGCGTAATCCCAAATTGATTGCACTAGAACGTTATAAGTATCAAGGACCATTTTACACCAAGGAGCAGGCCAGTGAATCCCTTTCGTGATCAAGAAGAATTTATGCAGGCTTGTGATCAAACTGTAGGGGAGTTTAACGAAGCACAATTTGCTTTGTATACTAATCTTATTATTGAAGAACATCAAGAACTGTTAGAGGCAACACTATCAGATGACCGTGTAGAACAGTTGGATGCATTAATAGATATTTTAGTTGTCACAATCGGTGCCATTCACTCAATGGGTGTAGATGGCGAAGGGGCCTGGAAAGAAGTCATGAGTACTAATTTTGCCAAGGTTGACCGAGAAACTGGCAAGGTTCGCAAACGTGAAGATGGCAAGGTACTAAAGCCTGCGGGCTGGACTCCGCCTGATCTCAAACCATATATTAGGAAGTAAAGTTGACTTTTCAATTTGTTACTAAAATAAATTTACCTTCACCACCGACTGAGTTAAATGAATCTGCGGTACGTATTATTCAAAATAACAACAATACATTGGATTCAAAAGATTTTACTGCCGGGCAATCTCCTGCAGAAAGCATATTGGTAGGCAATGAAATAAAAAATTATGGCGAACATTATTTTGTTGTGTTGCCAGAACAACATCAACTATGGGCAAAAGAAACTATTGGATCATTTCTTGGTAATCGAACTCTTAAAGTTGGAATGACAACTCGCGGTGATCTTTGGCCGCACCAAGACTATCAACACGATTGGTCTTTAAATTATGTTATCAATCCAGGCGGTATCTCAGTTGAGACTTATTGGGCACAAGAACAAGGATGTTCATTGATTCCTGAAAAAAGAAAACCATTAAATTACTGGAGACTTCGGACTGATTTAAATTTGGTGCATGTTGAAATAATTCCGGTTGGCCAATGGGTTGTTATCCCAACTCACATTGTACACGGAACCAAAGGACAAACTGGCGATAGAATTTCTATCACTGTGGGTATTGATGAACACATAAAAGAAATGCTATTGAGCGTATAACATGAGCTTACACATCAACCGATTTGTCGACTCGATCAAAGCAGCCGAAAGCCGTGGACAAAAAGACCTTATCATGCCCATACGTGATGCCAAGGACTTGCATGGCGATATAACCAAATTGTTACTGGCACTTGAGCAATCACGCCGAGAACAGGCCAGTCAAAATGAGCCAATTGAGGTAGTTTTGTCAGGTGGCAGTTTTAAATCTGCATAGTTATTGGGATAAATAAACACGGAGTTTATCTATGTCACGACCCAAGCCACAGGTGTTAATTGAAATCACCAACAAACAAACTTACAAGACCGAGCAAGTGTTGGCCTCAGAAGGTGTGTGGGCAGTTTTTTACGAAAACAAACCAATCAATTTAAAAACTTCAAATATGCTTACTCAGTATCCTGGGCCCAAGTATAAAAAGGTCAGTTTCTCAAATCCCGGACATGCCAAAAATCTAGCTCGCAAACTTAACACACAGTTTCAAACCACAAAGTTTTCAGTAGTGCTATTAACTACTGGTGATAAAATTTATCCATAACGTATGTTTGACAAATGGCCAACCAAACTCAATCTTGAGTTGTCAACGGCATGTAACGCAGCCTGTCCGCAATGTTCTAGATATTTAGATGATGATCCCGAACTTGGCATTGTAGAAAATCCAAACCTACCACAAAACACATTGACCCTGGATGTGTTAAAGACTTTGATAGATTATGAATGGTTAAAACAAGCCAAACACATTAAGTTTGAAGGCACGCACGGTGAGCCGACCATGGCCAAAGATTGCATTGACATACTCAGATGGTTTAGAGAAGTAAATCCCACTGTCACCTTTGCACTTCACACCAATGGCAGTACAAGAAACAAAGACTGGTGGCGAGAACTTGCACAATTTTTCCAATACCATCCAGATCGACGCAGTGCAGTAACGTTTAGTCTGGATGGTATAGAAGATACCAATCACATCTATCGTCGACGCACTGTGTGGAAAAAAATTATGGAAAATGCCCAGGCATTTATTGATGCAGGTGGCGTGGCTGTATGGGATATGATTGTGTTTGAACACAACGAACATCAAGTGCTGACAGCTCGTAAATTGGCCAAGAGCATGGGATTTTTTTCATTCGGAATTAAAGTCAGTCAACGAACTCTTATCAGGCCAATCAAATGGCTCAAGCAACCCAAGACTTGGAAAGACAATCAAGGTACCGGAACAGTCAAGATCAATTGCATAGGCAAACAATTTGACGAGTTATTTTTAAGTGCTAATGGGCTGTACATGCCATGTTGTTTTATCAACGAAAATGCATACGGTCCTGCCATGCCTTCTACACAAAAAGAAATTGAAGAAGTACTGGGAGACTTTTCTCAATACCATAGCAGTCACGGACTTGATCATGCCCTGGAATTATTTCATCGTGTGAGTGACCGATGGGAAACCAATCCCATGGAGATTTGCAAAAACATGTGCGGTAACGGACATTGGCCGGACCGATTACAACAAAAACAAGTGTCCGAAGTATGGCCCAAAAATTTTCAAACTCGATGGAAAGAAACCATTGAATCAACTGACTTGTAAATCATTTTGTGATCACCAAAGAAGAAATTACACAGAAAATTCTTCAAGGTCTTCCTGAGGATGATCAACCCACCTATGACGAAGCCTGCAAAGCATGGTGGATGAATTTTAGAGAAGGCGGCGGATTTAGACTGACCAATGCCGGATACATGGCCATTGGTACTTGTGATTTAGAAACATACGCATTTGATGCTCCGACTAACCTAGTTGCTATTGCCAGACATTTGTTAATTTTAGATAAAAAATTAGATTGCCCTTACTACATCAAAATTGGCAAGCGACCACAAATTATTTTGTTTGGCAGCCGACAGGCGGTGATGT